GTAGGCGCCCGTGGGCTGCGCCATGGTGCGGTACAGGGCATTGAGCACGTCGTTGCCGCCGACGGGCAGGGTGTACTCGTACTGGTTGGCGAGCAGGCCGATGACCTGCTTCTTGATCGCGAAGTACTGGATGCCCTGGTTGATCAGGTTGCTCAGGACGTAGAACAACGACTCCCGGGCAGACTGGACCTGCTCAACCGTCAGTTCCTCCGCCAGCTTGCCGGCGCGCCGGGCCCCGTGGTCAATCAGCGACTGGACGCTGATGGTGGTCTGTCCGACCGTTCCTGAGTACGCCATGGGTCTCCTTTACCAGCCGGGGCATTTCCAACGTTTCAGCGAAGCCTTGGCGCGCGGGGCGTCACCCTTTGAATGCTCCACCACCCCCGACATCCTGGCGCAGAACGAGTCCTTCCGGCCACCGCCTTGAGGCTGGGGCGCCTTCAAGTGCGATCCCGTCTCTCGATTGTACTTTTCCCGGCCCTTCTGGGTCAGCCCGGCGCCGCGCTCCGCCGGCAGCTTTTCGCCGCGACCGATCGCCAACGATGGGCCGCCTTCTTTCTTCTTTACCGTTTTGGAAGACTGTTTGAACGCATCCGCCGTTGGGGCACCCTTCGCACCCGGGCGCCGCATCTTCTCGTCGGACCCGTGCTTGATGCGTTCTTGCTTGGCATGGATGTTGGCGTACAGACCGCCTTCCTTCATGCTGTCTGCTTTGGCAAACTCCTTGCCAACCCTCTGGGGCACGCCACCAAACCCACCCGGGGTGTGCGCGGCGGCCTCCATCAGGCGGTGCTGGGCGGGCGACTTGCTGGGCATGTCGGGATTAAGCAGGAATGCCACTATCAGCCGCAGGCGCAGACCACGGTAGCGGCGGCGTTACCACACTGGGCGTGTACTGCGCGTTGATCCAGTCCGTTAACTGAATGTCAGCAGCGGGCCACACTTCAGGCGGGGTGTACTTCATCACCCAGCCTGTGACGATCTCTTGCGTCAGATCAGCGTAGGGAATGTAGTCGGGGCCGGTGGGCGCCGGGACGTTGGTGTTGCCGTTGAGCGAGGTCTTGTAGGTGCCGTCGTCGGCGGTGTAGACCCAAGCTACGTTGAACACGCAGTCGGGTTGACCGTCGTACTGCGGGTAGCAGGACATGCTGCCGATGGTGAGGGTGTAAGTGATCATGGTGTTTCCTTTTTAGCCGACAAGCCAGTTGGTGCCGTTAGACCAAACGACAGTTTTATTTGCACCACCGCCGGCAACAATCGCACCGAAAGTGTTCAGAACAGAGTCCGTCACATAGGCGCGGGCACCTTCGCAGGTACTGGCCGCAGGCAATGCAGCGTAGGCGGTAGCACCGTGACTGATCAGTAGCGGGCGAAGCGTTGCGCCAGTAGTGCTGGGAGCAAGGTTGAAGTAAGTGCCTTGTGCGGAGAGGCTGACGCGCTCGTAAACGCTGCCGCTGGTGTAGGTGTTGTAGAGGTTGAACGTTTGGGCGTTGACACCGTTGCGCTGGGCTAGAGTGTTGGCGGCGTCTCTGCCAACCCAAAGATCAGCAGTTGACCCATTGGAAAAATTAATCCCGTAGTTATTAGGTGCAATTATAAAATTGCTACCTGAAATAGATGTAACTCCAACGCTAATATAGTCACAATTTAGTGATTTTGCAACCGTTGATGATACATTGTTGTAGCCGCTCCCCGAAGAAATGGTAAATACCGGACTGTTGTTATGTGATGCAATAGAAAATACGTCAGTTCCTGAATATACTGTTCGGTTAAATGCGGCGCTACCAATTTTATCGACCGAAAATTTACTTACCCCACCAACCTGCAAATCCAACAGCTTTGATGCAGCATTTGATGCCGTATCCGTCACGTTGACCTGAAGCGCGGTCGGCGTGCCGGTGGTGTTCCAGGTCTGCGCCACCGCCACCGAAGGTGTGGTCGCCGTGCCCGTCACCGCTTCCGGGGTGATATTGACCAGCCGGGGCATGGAATAGCCGTTACCCGTCTGGGGGGCTTCAATCTGGGGCGCAGTGGGGTCAAGCGCCAGGACTTCGAGGTTTGCCATGTTGGTTCCTTAGATTGGGGTGTAGCTTGTGCCGTTGGCGCTTAGGACGGTCGCAGAGACGGCGTAGGACGTGCCGGCAGCACTCAGGACGTTGCGCGATGCGCTGTAGCTTGTGCCTGCTGCGCTCTTGACTGCAAACGTTGATGGGGGCGTGACTGATGCCGCTACAGTTACTCCGGCCCCCGAGACGCACCCTGTCGCTATAACACCTAGCGCTGTGGCGACAGCCGTGTACGCAAAATTCGAGACCCCAGAGAACCCGATACCGCTCATGCCTTAGCCCCCGATGCCGGCCTGCAGCAAGGTAGCGGTGGCGGTGCCGGATCCAGAGATCACCAGCAGCTTGATGCCCCGAACCGGGAAGGCGTAGTTGCCATCGGCTGACGCCGACTGTGCCGCCAGCGAGGTATGCGTGAACCACGTCGGGGTGACGGTGGCGTCGTACACGTCATTGAACGTGTGCTGGATGGAGTAGGACACCGTGCCCGTCACCACCACGCCGATGCCGACGTTGAACGGGGATGTGTGGAGGTTCGTGGGGACGGTGGCTGACGACCCCGCACCAGTCTGAGAGATAACGATCGCGCGCATGGGGTAACTCCGAAAGTAGGTAGGGGGCCGAAGCCCCCCTGGTCAATCAGCCCTGGTACTGTAGCCGCTGTGGCCGGTTCATCGAGCTCTTGTGGACACGCCGCGCTCGCCCACCGCGCTTGTACGCATTCTCACCGGAACCAAGCGCCTTCTGCATGGCCTCCTGCGCCGCCAGGGGCGGCAGCGACTGGTCGGGCATGGCGTTGGGCACGCCGCCGGCCAGCACGCTGGGCGCGCTTTGCTGTGCCGCGCTGGGCAGGTTCAAAGATCCGCCGTCGGCCTTCTTGACGACGTCCCGTGCCATGGGCGGGTTCACGAACCCGCGCCCGGCACCGGCGCTGGGCGCGCCACCGAACATCTTCTTCATCGCCGAGTACGCATCGCCCGGGGCATTGCGGATCATGCGCGCCATGTCCATGTCGTCATCGCTCGGGCCGATCGACTTGTCGTAGGCGCCCTTGCTGCTGTCGGACACGGGGCCACCATCGGCCTTGCGTGAGACCTTCCCGCCCTTCTTGAACGTGCCGGACTGCGTGGTGTTGCTTACCGGCTTGGAGGCCGGCTTGCGCGGCATAGCCACGGGAGAGCCATCAACGCTGCCCCCCGTAGCGTAGGCTTTTTTTGTGGAACCGCCCATCTTAAAACCGGCGGTCCCTTTAGGTACGCCGCTGTTGTGGTCAGACTTGGGCGCTTTGTCGGGACTCATGTCGGTGTTCAAGAACTTGCCGGCGTTGCCCTTGATGGTGCCGCCAGTCGCAAAGCCTGCCGCACTGTCTTTGCCTTTGACGACACCGCTTACGTTCGGCGTCTTGCTGGGCTTGTCCGGCGACATGAGGCTGTTCAAGAACTTGCCGGCGTTGCCCTTGATGGTGCCGCCAGTTGCGAAGCCGCCCGGTCCCTTGCCGACTCCCGAGATGCCGCCGTCCTTGAGCGCGAGCTTGGTACCCTTGCCGCCCTTGTGTTCCTGGGCGTCGTGCTGGCTCATGGCCTTCTTGATCATGGCCTTATCCTGCGCCATGTCAGTGCTGCCGCCTTCCTTGCGCATCATTGGCCGCGCAGGCAGGCCCGCAGGTGCAGTCATGGGCAGGCCCGCCGGCATGGCAGGACGCACCGCAGGACGCGCCATCATCGGCGCCACAGGCACGGCGCCCGGGGCGCCGATCGGGCCGCCCATGGCCTTCTTGACTGCCTTGCCGCCCTTCTTCATGAAGGGCGCGGCCATGGCCTTGCGGCGATCGGCGATGGAAGGCTTGCCGGGGCTGTCACCGCCAGCGTCACCGCCGCGCGGCTTGCCCACGGCGATCGCGACCGTCAGGCCCTTGCCCATGGGCTTGTGGCCGTCCTGCTCGCAAGCCTCTTCCTTGCTGTTGACGTGGCCGCCCTTCTTGAGCTTGAGGATCACCGAGGGCTCGGTGGTCATCATCTTGGTCATCGGTTTGAATTGACCCACAGTGCTCTCCGGTTACGCCTGGGTGACGCCAAAGGCGCCGGCCCGGGTGGCGTTGGGGCCGACGGCGATTGCCGGCAGCAGGATGCCCAGGATAAGGCGCTTGATGCCATCCGGCGCCGACGAGGGACTGAAGGTGCCGCGCACGTCACCGGTGGTCGTGGTAGCCGTTGCCGTCACCGCAACCGCCAAGGTGCCCGTGTCGATCGCGAAGCTAGAGTTCCACCCGACGTGGGCGATGTACGAGCCATCCGTTACGCGCACCGGCAGACCCAGCAACTGGGTCGTGCCCATGACGATGGTCGACGTGGTGGCCGCCGAACCAGCGATCGTGGTGATCTGGTAGAACGCCTTTTTGCCGTTGGTGGTGGTGGATGCCACCGACCCAGAGACGATCACCTCGCTCATCGGCTGGCCGTAGAAGTCGTAGCCGCTGACGGTGAAATTGGAACTGACGGTGGTGCCCGTACCCGTCGTCACGCTCAGGGCGCGCGGGCAATCCAACTGCAAAACCGTTGTGCCGTCGGTACGCACCACCGACCGGTTGCCCGCACCCGCCGTCAAGGTCAGATTGCCGGCGGCTGCCGGCGTCTGCGAGGCTGCGATGTTGGACGTGCTGGCGGCCTGGGGGACCACGTCGAAGACGTAGATCCGGCCCAGCGGGCCAACGCCCAGGGGCATCGGCGACGGGTCACCCAACAGCGCGTTGCCGGAAGCGACGATGGTGCCGCTGCTGACCGTTTGCGAGGAGCTGATCGTGTAGGTGCCAACGCCACCAGCGCCGGTGCCGAAAGCGGTGATGTACGCGCCGCCGCTGATGGACGCATTGCCCAACCACTGGCCGACGGTGATCGGGTCACCCGACAGCATCGCGGTAACGGTCAGCGTGGTGGCGGCAATCGACCCGGTAAAGGTCGCGACGTAGGGGTAGTTGCCCGTGCCCTGGAAACCGGCAGCGGTTCCCAGGTACAGGTCATCGGAAAACTGGGGCATGGTGAGCTCCTTCTTGAAAAGTTTGCTCTATGCGTTGATGGGTGGGGTACGGTGCTGGCCCGTACCCCGGGGCACTTTAGAGGCCCGGTGTGCCGAACGCAGCGCGCGGGTCGGTGAAGCCCAGAGCATAACGCTCGGTGGCCTTGTAGCGCATCGAGTCGGTCTCGAAGTCGCCTTCCATGGTCTTCTCCAGGCGACGACGCATCAGGAGCTTGAAGCCCTCCGGTGCGTCGGTCTGGACCCACCACGCGGTCGCGCTGGTCAGACGGCTGATGACGGCAGCGCCTTCGCTCAACAGCCCAATCGACTTGACCGGGTTGATGTCGTTGTTGGCGTTGCCGGCCCGCAGGACCGACTTCAGCAGCACCTCGGCCTGGAAGACGTTGCCGGGCGCGACGATGAGTTGACGCGGGACCAGACGGATCTTCTTGCCGTTGTTGTCGACGGCAGCGCGGACCTGGATGAGCATCTGCTCAAGCGAGGTTTGCGACAGCACGGCGGCGGTGGCGAGTTGGTTGCTGAAGACACCGTTGACGATCGGGTGCGAGGCACTGATCAGCGAGACACCGTCGCCGCCCGGGAACGCCGCGTTGAAGGCGTAGTTCAGGACGTTGGCGGCCAGCAGTTCCTTGGTCTCGACCAGAGACTGCGCCAGATGCCGGGCGTAGACTTGACCCAGGCGGATGTGGTCGCCGTCTTCCACCAAGACCTTGGTCAGCGCGAACGCCAGACCGTAGACCTTGTACAGGTAGCGCTGCAGGAACAGCACGCCACCCTGTTGGTAGGTGACCGGCGTGCCGTCAGGCAGTTGCGGCGCCGCGCCGAAGCCGTACAGAACCGGCTCCTCGTGGTAGTTGCGGGGGATGCCGTCTTCCTCGCGGAACACTCGGCTCCACTCGTCGGCTCGTTGGTCATAGACACCGTCGAAGCACTCGTTGAGGATAGGCTCAACGACGCTCCGAAAGTCCGTACTGCGCATTGGTGCGGCCATTTATTGGACTCCCTTAGATGGCGACGATGTTGGCGGTGAACTGATGGCGGCTGATCTGCACCCGCACAATCACGAAAGAATCACCCCAGTTGTTGTCGTTGTAGGGCGCGATGTCCAGGATGCGGAAATCGCCCTGCGAACTCGCGCCAACGACGGTGCCCAGCATGGCTTGTGACAGGCCGGTGGTCGTGCTGCCAGCGGTAGCACTTGCCATGTTGGCTTGGTCGCCGATCGACGTCTGCGCCAGGGTGGCGTTCGACTGCACTTCGTACACGATCTGCTGATCCTGGTAGAAGTACGCCAAACAAGAACCGGCCTGGAACGCGGTGTTCGCAATCCACTGGTTGTTGATCTGACGACGGCCCGACAGGTCGGTGTACTCGACACCCGCGAACACGCCAATAAAGGCGGAGCCGGCGGTGGCGATGATGATGTTGCCGTTGGTGTCGAAGGCCACCGGCTGGCCCTTGAGGATGCCGGTGCTGTAGCCGCTTGCGATGCCGTTTGCCAAGACCACCGCGCGATCCAACCCACTCGGGTGGAACACGGGACGGTAGCCAAACGGCGCTGAAGTTGCGCTCATTGAAACTCCTTGTTAGCCGGAAAACACCGGCGTGCGATTGGGTTGCCTGTCGAAATTGCCGGACCCGTCACCCTCAACCGGCGACATCAGCGCCCGACCCTGGCTGTCCCGCGCGTTCTGGAGGTTTTCCATCTGGATCCGGATCTTGTCCGATTCCTCCATGGGCTTGTCATGGTGCATGTGCGTCATGACTTCCTGGAAAACGTCCATCGGCAGCTTGAACAACAGCAGTTCGTTGCAGGAGATGTAGCCAACGTGCTCGCCTGCCTTGACACGGTAATCTTCGTACCCGGGGAACTCTTCGGATTTAACCGGAACGTACCCGAGACGAATCCGTTTGTCGATGGAGTCGTAGCTGTTGGTGGTCGAGAGCCAGCAAAGGTGCCATCCCGAAAGCTCAGGCAATCTGGGCAGTGCTGATTGCGTCCACTCCTCGCTCCACATCTTGCGACGTTCCTGCGTAGAAGCAAACTGGTCTTCGGGCGCCGCGCGGGTTGCGTCCTCGCTTGAGCGAGTTTCGCGTCCACCGGCGTTCAGAGATTTTTTAAGGCGTGATTCCATTTCAGTTTCCCCGGTTGTTGTTGCGTGCGTCACTGGCGTAGCGTTTGATCATGCGCTGCCGCTTGGCTGGGTCTTCCCACATCCCCGCGTCCTTCATCGCCCTGACCTGTTCGGCTGACAGCGTGAAGGTGCGGTTCGTGCCCCCAAAAGCGGCAGATGCTTCGCGTCCTGAGCTCCCTACAACATTCCGGGGTGATCTGTTCTCACCCCTGTCGTTTCGATTGTAACGGTGCGGAAGATATTTTTGCAAGCGGCTGTCCAACTCGTCCCAATACTCGGAGGTGCCTGGGTTCCAACCGTCGGCCACCATGGTCTCGTCGACCTGCTTGGCGACCTTGCTGTCGGTGTCGGACAGGTCCGGCTTGTACCACTCGTTGCGCTCAATCCACTTGGCGGCATTGCGCTGCACCCCGGGATCAATAGCGCGCTGCGGGGGCGCCGCCGGCTGATTGGCCTGCTGCTTGATGCGCGCGAGTTGATCAAGCTGCTGGCGGGCCTCGTAGAGCAGTTCCTGCGCCTGCACCGCCTCGTCGCCGTTGCCGTTGGCGGTGGCCTCGGACAACTTCATCTTGGCGTACTCAAGCCGAACGCCCTGGTCCTCGATCGCCTTTTCCAACCGGCCCATGTCGTGCTGCTGGGTCTTGCGCTCCACGTTGGAGAGCCGGTTCATCAACTCCTCGTTCTGGCGCTGGAGCATGCCCAAGCGAACGTCTTTCTCTTCGTTCGTCTTGCGGATCAGATCCTTCTTGGATCGGCGGCGCGCGCGCCGCGCGGCCCGGACAGCCTCGCTGTCGTCGGGGTGGTCCTGGTCACCGTCATCGGCCTGCTGGCGGGGCTCGTCAACTTCGCCGCCTTGCGCGAACTCGACGCCATCGGGCAGGTCGACGGTGGCGCTGCCATCGGCACCTTCTTCGACGTGCATCACGTCTTCAACTTTTTCTTTGTCGGCCATGTCGGTGCCCCTTAGACGAAGGCTTTGAAGCTCAACGGGTCGCAGGTGACCTTGCTGATCACCTCATGGTCGTTCAGCACCATGAACAGCACCGGATCCTCGAACTTTTCATCGCCGGGGGCCGGACGTTCCCACCGATCGCCACCCCACTTGGGCACGCGGATGTAGTCACCGACGGCGGTCCAACTGCCTTCCGGCCACGCCGCCATGGTGTCGCGGTGCTTGTATGCCAGCGGGCCGATGGCGACCACCTTGGCGATCTGGCCGTTCCATTTTTCGGTCTCGCGGGTCTCTTCAACCAGGATGATGCGACCGCGCTGCTTCTTGGTGCGCCGCAGTTGCACCAGGATTCGCCCGCCCAGCGGTGCAAGGCCCGGATCCACGTCGGGAAAGGCCCAGGCAAGGTCTGACTCATCGGAAGGGCGTGAAATGCCTTCAATGAGGTGAATTTTTGACACGTTTTCCACAGAAACTCCAAACAAAGCACATATTTCAGTGCGTTTTTACAGCGCATATTTCAGCGCACTTGGGGCCCAAAATGGGCCTTATTCGTCCTGCTCCGCCAGCTTGGCGTCTATCGCATCCAATACCCACTGCAGGCCCTGGTACTCACCGACAAGGCGCTGGTAGGCCTCAAAATTTGCTGCATGGCCTTGCGCAAGCGACAAGCGGATCATCGCTTGCCGTTCTTTGATCACGTGGATCAGCGCACCGATCACTTGTTCTTCTTCAAGTGGCTCAGGCCACCGGTGGGTTTTGCCGGGGCGCTACCGCCCTTGGGTTGCAGGCTGGTGCCGTCGAGCTTGGCGCCCTGCGCCAGCCGCTTGTGCTGGGGCACGTTGATGCTCTGCTGCTCTTGGTCAGACGTTGCCATTCGGATCTCCTTGGGGTTGGGTAGATACTACCGCTTGGTGCATTATCTTCGCGTTTTCAATCGCGATCTGCGCCTCGCGATTCATTTCGGCAATCTGCAACTGGGTGTTGCTGCGCAACTGCTCGCGCTGCATGTCAGCCTGGATCTGAGCCTGCTCGCGCTGGGCATCGGCTTGCGCCTTGGCCTGTTCGCGCTGGGCGTCGATCGCCATCTGGGCTTGCACCCGCTGGACATCCGCCTGCGCCTTGGCCTGCTCAAGCTGGCCCTTGCCCTGGCTCTCAAGCTGCGCGTGCTGGGCATCGGCTTGCATCTTGGCCTGAGCCAATTGCATGTCCTGCTGGTCCTTGGCCGTCTTGCGCTGGGTCTCGGCCATGGCAGTGTCCTTGACCACCTGGGCGTCCGGCGGCAAGACCACCGGCGGCGTGTACTGCTGGGCCAGTTGCTGCAGTTGCTGGATCTGCGGCAGGATCTGCATGAACACCTGCTGGCTGTCGAGCGCGACGTGCTGGCCGACGCTGGCGTAAAGCTGGTCGATGACGGCGGTGAGCTTGGGGTCATCGTAGTTCGTCACCGGCCGGCCGCCGCGCAGGTTCGACACGTAGCCGTTCATGCGGTTCAAGTACCACAGGGTCATGTGCTGCTTGATGTGCTCGATCGCGTGGTGCGTGAACTGCGGGGCGATGAACGGGTTCGATCCGAACGACGGGTCCAGGCCGAACATCAGGTGGCCCTGGATGTGCGCGATGTGGTCCTGCTGCAGGTAGGCGTAAGCCGGCTGGCCGATGGACATCGCCGCGTTCTCGTCGGCCAGGGTGCGTTGCTCGGGTGCCGGGACGTCCTTCAACAGTTCGCTGACGTTGGGGATCTTGAGTTGCTTGAGAAAGCGCTCCTCCACCGCCTTGATGTCGTACAGGTCCGGGTTCTTGTCCGCGCGCTGCAGCACCGACTGCATCTGCGCCATGCGCTGCGTCTCGCTGAAGATGTGCGGGTCGCTGACCGGGATGACGTCGCTGTTGCGGTTGAAGTCTTCCCGGGTGATCTCCAGGTCTTCAACGACGTCGCCCTTGCGCATCTCGTCGAAGTGCCACCGGTTCAGCCGGCACAGGATTTGGATCAGGCGTTTCTGCGAGTTGTGCAGGCGGGCGTGGATGGCGCTGTACACCGCCGCGCCCTGCTCGATCAGGGCCTGGGTGGTGCCCACCGGGGCGTTGCTGGTGATGTCAGCGATCTTCTCCTCGCTGGTGGTCACCACGCCCTTGGCGGCGGTACTGAGCCAGCCCAGGAGCTCGAACAGCACCGGCGACGGTGGGTTGAACGGCATGGGCATCGCGATCTTGCGGATGTCGTCCACGCCCGGGGCGCCCTCAATCTCGGCGACCTGGGTCACCTCGACCTGCTGGGTCTGACCCGACAGCTTGGCGCCCTTGAGCTTGAGCATCGTCGCGGCGTTGTTGATGTGCGCCGAGTCCAGCAGCGCACGCAGCGCGCCGGTGAGTGCTGCCGACAGCCCGCCGATCAGGTGGGGCAGGCCGATCGCGTAGGCGCCGCGCCAGGGGATGAACTTGAACTCGACGATCCAGTCGAGCTTGGTCATCGTGTCGTCGCCGTCCTCCCAGTTGCGGTACAAGCCGATCACACGGCTGGACTGCTCGTCCACCATCATGATGTAGGGCGCCATCTCGGCGCCGCTGTGCTTGTCGTCGTCGAGCTCCAGGAAGGTGTAGATGTGGAAGACCTTGCGCAGTCCGTCCTCATTGTCCTGGAACGTGCGGCCCTCGATCTTGTCGTTGGCCTTCTGCGACTTGCTCTGCTCGGGCTCGATGGACGACGTGAACGAGAACCCGTCGATGTACATCCCCGATCGCACCCGGCGCTTGTACTCCCACTCGGTGATCTCGTGGACCTCCGCCGCGCGCTGGGCGGTGTAGAAGTTGGACGCGGCGAACGGCAGAATGACCCGGTCGATCGGCAAGAACTCGATCATCGGGCGCTTCTGCTGCTCGTCGTACCAAACCTTGATGTACTGCGAGCCACCCAGCGGTAGCTGGGTGAGCATCTGTTCCTGCTCGTCGCGGAACTCCTCGATTTGCTCGGTGATCTGCCAGTTCAGGAAGTCCCGCTTGCGCTCGGCGCGTTCCTTCTTCAGGTCGTCCACCGCGCCCAGGATCTTGGTGCGCACCGGGCCGTCAGGCGGGAACATCTCCTTGATGGCCCGGCTGGCGAAGTCCACGCAACCCTCGGCCATGATTGGGTGCACCGCCCGGCTGGCGCCCATGAAGTTGGCGCCGCCCGGGGCGTCCTTGCCCAGGCCGGTGCGCCGGATGCCCTCCTCGTACTGCTTGTCGCGGTCCTCGCGGGCGTCCTTGTCCTTCTCCAGCAAGTCGATGTAGCGCATGGCGAGCTTGTCGAGCTCATACGTCTCCATCGTGTCGGCCATGTTCTCGTAGAAGTCTCGCGACTCCTCTGGCCCCGATGTCTCCATGGAGACAACCGCAGACCCGTCGGGCATCTCCAGGATGTCGGACATCTCGTCCGGCAAGTCGACGTCCACCGACCCGTCGTCATTCTCTTCGGGTTCGTAGTCGGGGCTGTTCTGGTTCATACTATGCCTTGGTGTTTGAACGTCGTGCGCTCAGGGCCTGCCGCATCTGCTCGATGGATGGCGCGAGTGTAACTTTTCCACCCGTTGCCATTTTCCGCATCGGACTCATCGCCGCCAGCGCTTGGCCCTGCGGCGTCATGGACAGGATGTTGCTGCCCATGGCCGGCTTCTGCTTGGGCGGCGGGATCTCGGGGGCCTGCACGCCGACCGGCTTGCCGGTGGGCATGCCAGGTTGATTGCGTGGCAGCGGCGGTGGCAGGCCAGGAGCGCCGGGCGGCATGCCGGGGCCACCTTGGGGCATGCCCGGTGCGCCGGGGCCGCCAGGGGCCGCCTGAGACAGTTGCTGGCCCGGCATCTGCGGCTGGAAGTCGACGCCGCCGGTGGGCAGGCTGTTGCCCTTACCCATGCCGGGTGACACGAAGCGCTTGACGGCCATGTCGGGCGCCTCGTCCACCCCCACGTTCTTGACGCTGGGCGACGGGCCCTTCTTTTTGCCCAGCATGGTGCTCGCGAGCATCTGGTCCTGGGAGACCGCGCCGCCCTTGGCGTAACTGCCTGTTTTCAACAGTTGGTCCCGCTTGCGCAAGTATTCCCCGTACCGGTCCAACGTGGGGTTGTCGAGAATTTGTGACACGCCTTCGCCGCGCTTTTCCAAAGCGCCAAGGACCATATTGCGCTTATGTCCTTGGGTGTTTTCAAATTCTTTGTGCAAAGCCGCCATACGCGGCCCGAATAGCTCTTCCGCAGGAAAGCTGTGACCCAACGTGCCCAAGTATTTTCCCGAGAAGTTGGTGTCGTAAGCTCTATTTGCCGACGGCGACAAAGACATCTGGTCCGGGTCGCTCCCGATAACCGTGTTGCCGATGTGTCCCTTGGGCACGCCGCGCAATGACGGGTCGGTAATGGCGTTAACCATGTCTTCCACGTTAAAGTCAAGAACTTTTGCGTTGCTCTTTAGGTAACCCAAGCGATCGGTGATGGCCTTGCGCAATTCACCTGCTGTTGTACCCAACCCTTCACCAGTAACGATTTGCCGGTGAAAATCGGGGTGATTCAACCCCACAAAATTACCAAATGGGTATATCTTTTTATTTTTCTTTTTAGTAAAATGATTGCGTATTTCGTTATCCATACGCTCAATTTCGCTAGGCGATAGATCACCCATCTGCACCAAGTGGTGTAGTATCTCCGTGGGCATCATGCTGAAATCTTCAGCCCGGTCACCCATGGTGATTGGTAGGTGCAATATCTTCCCCGTGCCGCCCGCTAGCTCGTTTTCTATGCGGGCGTTGCTTTCTCGGCTGGCAATTTTTTTGGCGATGTCCTCGCCGGATGCCCCGGCAACGCCCTGGCGCATGTGCTCGATGTCGCGAGCGTAGTCCTGCCCGCCGTGGGTACGCACCGGTGTAGGCAGTGCCCTACCCGATATGCTGCTCACGTCCACGTTGCGGCTTGTGCTGTCCCAGGGCATGAGCATGAGGCTGGACCCCTTGTGCTCCTCCAGGTCCACCGGGGTCTTGGGTGCGAGGCCAGTGGGGTCACTCGCGACGTACCGAGTGCCGACCAATGGATGTGGCTTTAGGGGCGTGTCCTTCAAGTGGCCCACCGTCTTGGCCGCCTCCAAATCGCGTTGCATCTGCGCGATCTGCTTGAGCGTCATCTTCTTCGCGGGCTTGTCGCCGACCACGTCCCCGCCGCCACCGTAGTGCCGCATCGCTTTGATCAGATCGCCGTGCGTCGTCCGCGTGCCGCCGCGCTGGTCCCAGATATCGTGGTGGATCAGGTGCTGGGCGAAGTCCTTGTACTCGTCGGGAATCTCGTAGCCCAGGGATTCCTGACGCGCGATCAGCCGGTCGACCGCCTCCTGGCCGCCCAGGCCCTTGCCGCGCGACATCATGCTTTCCGGTTTCTTGGTCGGGTGCGACAGCGAGTGCAGGTTCAGTTGGCGCGCGTCCAGCGTGGGCAGGTCACCACGCCCCAGCAGCGAGCCGATGAACCCGGACTTGGCGCTGGCAATGCCCTTGATGCCACCCGCGTACTTGCGGTAGTCGGCTTTTGAGCCGGTGATCGCCGCGTTCAGTTGCTCGGCCAGCGCCGGGGCATTCTGCGTGGCGTACTGCATGGCCTTCACCTGGACATTCTGTTTGCCGAACGGGGCGAACTTCGTACGGAGATCTCGCAGCGCCTCGGGGTGGTCCTCACCGCGCATGGACGCCTCCAGGTACTTCTGGCCCATGGGTGAGCCCAGCCACTCGGAGAACGCACCCTCGGGCCGCACCTCGCCGCCGGTGTTGGGCAGCTTTATGCCGCGCTTGGTGGCGGTGGCGTGGCCCAGGCCGCCGCGCCCGATGCTGCTCTGCGTGATGGTGTACGCCTTGATCAGGTCACGCGCGTTCAAGTCACCGGCCTGGGCTCTGGCGTGCATGTCCCGCATGTAGCCGGCGTAGGGCATGACGTGCTCGGGCAGTTCGCGCCGGGCAGCGAGCTCCTGGCGGATGCGCTCCATCGGGTGCCACTTCCAGGCCTCGATCTTGGTGCTCTTGGGGTCTTGGTAGTCGTTCATGGGGCTGTCCTATCGCTTGAGAATTGCCAGCCCGCCCCGCGCGTACCGGGTCACGTCTGTGGGGTTGAACACCGCCGCCGTGGGCATGTGCATGCCCCTGCTCAGGACACCACCGTAGCCATACTCGTGGGCCAGTCGCTCCAGGTCGTTGAATGCGTCCTGCGGGTAGGACACGCCTGGGTTGTACTTAGCGGTGACCGGGTTGGTGTTGTGCTCGATCGCCAGCCGGTGCAGCTTCTCGGGGTCGGCGGCCACGTCGTACAGGTTGGGCACCGTGGCCCGGTAGCGGTGGGATCCTGTACCGGGCTCCCCGCGCTCGGGGCTCCCCTCGTAGAAGTGCGTGCGCTCACGGTGCGCCAGCGGGCTCTCAAGCCGCGCTGCCTCGGCGCCCTTGATGCCGGTGCCGTAGCGCGCCGGGTCCGTCCGGGTCAGGTTGGGGTCGTGACTGAAGTGGGTCATCTCCGCCTCGACACCGTGGGCGGGCTTGATCACCGGGCGCAGGTAGGCCGGCATGCCGCCCTTGTAGTCGCCACGAATGAACTCGGGCGGCAGCAGCGTGCCCTTGTTGGGCGCGTACTGGAAGCCGCCCAGCAGCGCGCGCTTGTGCGCCAGGAACTTCTCGGCGTCCTCGTGGTGCCCGCGCCGCATCGCCTCGTGAGCGGCCTCGGTGGCCTTGCGCACGCCCTGCTTGAGCTCGGCGTTCAACGGGCTGTAGTTCACCACGCTGTTGGCGCCCCGGGTCTCTGGCGTCATCGCCATGCGTGCCAGCGGGCTGTACATCGCCGCGTGCGCTGCCCAGGCGCCCTCCTCGCCCTTGGGCCCAAACTCGTGCCCGTGGACGGCGTGCCCGTAGAAGTCGTGGACGGCCCGGAATAGCTCGGTGCTATTGAGCCCCGTCTCGGGGTCGACGTCCGACATGAAGTTGTGTGGCTCGCCGCCCTGGAACACCGCCAAGTGCCGGTTGTTGTGGACGTCGTGCAGCATCTCCTTGCTGGTGCGGTAGTCGCCCTCGCCCTGGCGGTGAAAGCTCATGTTCACCGGCAGCGAGTCGAACTGCAACTTGGTCTCGTGGTTCAGTTGCTTGTACGCCCTGGCGCGCAGTTCGTCGTAGTCCGGGGCATCGCTTACCACGTCGGGCATGTGGCGCTGGTACGCCTTGAACACCGCCTCCTTGTACGCCGGGTCATCGGAGTGCGCCAGGGTTTGGACGCGCCCGATCGGGCCCTGCTTGAACAGCGACGTCTCGGTGTTTGGCACAGGCGCGTAGGGCCGCCCAAGCATCTCCCGGGTGTAGCGGTCAGCCGCCGCATGCGCGATGTTGTCGCCGCTGCGCAGCCGCCCCTTTATTTCTTCGATCGAAAGTGGTTGCGAAGCTGGGTGTTGTGGAAGTCCGCGTGCATCGTCGGGATTCTGCCCACCTTCTTCTCGTAGGCTTTGATGTCGCGCTCCAGTGCCTTCAAGAGCTCGCGGGCGGACTCGGTAGAACGGTCCTTCTTGGCTTGTGGCATATCTCGTGTCCTTCATGCTGACCTCACTGGTCGTACGGGTTGCCCCGCCGCTTGTTGCTCGTCTTGTCGGCGTCCGCGTAGTCTTCCTCGTCCAGCCAATCCTTGGGGTAGTCGATTGTCAGCCATCCCGCGTCTCGAAGATAGCGCAATGCTTGGCTCATCGAGTCCACAAAGTCGTCGTGCGCCGTGCCCTCGGGGAACGAGCAGATTTGGCTAATCATGCCCTCGGCCCAGTCTCTTACAAACCCGCGCTTGTTGCTGCTCTCAGGCACCCAGACCCGCCCGGCCTTGATGATGTTGGCGACGATCGACAGGCGCTGGATCTTGTCGGCCCGGCCCGGGTTGTAGCCCTGCACTGGGACACCCGCGCGCTGCAAGTCCTGGATCAGGCTGATGCCCGCGCTCTTGTCCTCCACCAGCAGCAGGTCGACGCGCTTCTTGTTCTTGCCCTCACCGTAGACCGTCTCGTACTCGTCCAGCACCTTGGGTCGCAGGTCGGGGTACTGCAGGTGCTCCTGCCAGCAGTCGATCACCAGCGCGCACATGGCGCCGTCCTCGGGCTTGAAGATGCCGATCGTGATGTGCGCCGTCGGGTCGTTGATGGTCTTCTCGCTGGTCGCGCAGTCCAGGCTCTGCAGGATGAACTCCAGCTTGGGCAGCGGCTTGGCGGCCGGCCAGAGCTTGAACCACTCGCGCCGGACAATGCCGCCCTCCTCGGGGTCGATGATCTCGGCGTGGATCTCCTGGCGGCCCAGCTTCGTGCCCTCGTACTGCAGAATCTGCTTCTGGAACGATGGCGCCAGGTTCTTGATGTTCGCGTAGGTCGACGCCCGGGTGACCACCACGTCGTCGCCGTCGCGCGAGATCAGGTTCATCACCACGTCCTTGGGCTTGGGCGTGGTCGACGCGATCAGCTTGGTGTGCGACCCCAGCCGGATGCCGAACTGGATCATGTCCCAGGACTCTTGCAGGTACTCCCAGGCCGCGAGCTCATCACAGTTATGCACCACGATGCCGTTGGCGATGAACTCGGGATCTTCAGCTACCGTCAGGCTGTACGTCAGCGCATTCGGCAAGCGTTCTACGCGGCGTACCACCAGTGGGGTTTGTTCGATATGTCCTGATCGTAGATCGCGCGTTGCAGGTTTTGCAGCAGTACCTCTGGAATCGCTTGACTGCGGTGTATTCTGTCTTGCAGACATCGCAGGCCCGCTGTTCGGGCACGAATTTGTTGCACCGCCAGAGTTCAAGGCAAGTCCTTGAGCAAAACTGCCCAACTTCTCGAGCAGAGTGCGACACGAAGTCGCCACCGCATTGACGGCAGTTTGCAGGCTTAGGCGTGCGCAACGATTCCAGGATAGCAATCGACCAAGCCTTTTGCACTTCTGTCCTTGGTCTGCCCGTAGCGTGTAGCCGTTGGTGTTGTCCTCGGGGCATCGACTCCAGGTTGGCGGGGTCGTTGTTGCCCTTGTCTTCGTCTTTGTGGTGGACGATCCATCCGGCGGGTATGGCGCCGAAATGCCGTTCGTAGATGACACGATGGGCGTACCGCCGCCCAATGTACTTGTAACTTGACATAACACATCCCCTTGTCGCAAATCACCGGCGGGTATCCACCGGTCTGCGACAAGGATAGGGTGATCGGCGGTTACCGTCAAGCTCGTATCACCACAATCCAGAGCTACTAGCTCGTTCGGATTGCCAGATAGTCCGGCGGCTACGATCGTTCGAGCGCCGTGTCGGGTCAACACCAAGTCGCCCGCTCGCAGATCTTCGATGGCAGTAGTCGTGCCATCGGGGCGTGTTATCCGGGTGCCGGGGATACAGCACCAACCTCCATGGAACTGAGGTCCACGGAAGCGCTCTGGCTCGCTGGCGGGGATGCCCTTGATCAGGCTGCCGTTGGTCAGCGTGAGCTCGTGCAGCGTTGAGTTGTACTTTGCCACCAGCTCGGGCGGAATGACCGCCAGCAGGCCGCTATCGCCCTCGTAGCATGTGCTGCGCAGGTCAGAGCTAGTAGGCGCCGACACCAGCCACCGCGTGTTGGGTTGCTCCCATGCCCACCAGCCTAGCGCCTCGGCCGCCGCCCGGGTCTTGCCGGCGCCTCGCCCTGCGCACATCAGCCAGATGCTCCACCAGTCGCCCGGCGGCTCGATCTGGTGCTTGTGGGCGCCCATCAGCCAGCGCGCGCGCCAGTCGAACACCGCACGCTGCTCTGCTGGCAGGGCGGCGTACTGCTTGAGCACCACCGGATCCTCCAGCAGTTCAAGCATCAGGCGGCCCCCCGAACCTTTTCGATCGTGCGCAGGCCACCCAGGCCCAGCATGCCCAGCATCAACTGCCACAGGTTATCGTCGATGCCCGGCAGCGTCGGCCACGAGTGCCCGGCCACCGCCCCGTACCACATGAGCATGGGCCTCGCGATGTACTGGCAGGCCAGTGCCAGGGCGCAGACCCAGCCTATCGCCGGGCGCCAGCCGGACGTGAACGAGCTGGGGCTGGCGGCCTCGGCCTTGTTCGTGTCAAGCTGGCCTTGGACGATCGCCACCGCCGCCGCAAGCTGTGCCGCCTCCGCCGCGCTCTTGTCCGGCCAGACCTTACTGATGACGGTGGTGGCAAAGTCGATGCCGGCGGTGAGCGGGTCTACTGCCACTCGCCCGTCTCCATCTGCACCGACAGCCGGTGCGCTCGCTCGGGCGTCTGCTTGGCCCACACGCTATCCAGCATCGCCAAAGCCGCCAGTCGGTACTGGCCGGCCTCAACGTGATCCAGGGTGGTACGGAACCAACGTAGGCCGCTGATGCCCATCTGGAAGGCCATGCTCACCAGCACCGCTTGGCGGGGCTCGGACAGCGTGGCGGCCCACGGCATGTCGCGCATGACCTCGTGGGTCTTGGCCGTGATGTCGTTGTCCAACAGGTAGTCAATCTCGTCGGGGCTCAGGCCGCCGCCCTTGCGCACGTCGATCAGCCGGCCCACGCCGATCGTCAGGTAGCCCATGCTGTCCTGGTAGGCGTGGGGGACCATGCCCTCCTCGCGCTTGAGTTGGTCCTTGAGGTTCACTTGTCGACCTTGGCGTCCAGGCGGTCGAAGATCTTGTTCAGCATCTCTTTGACATCACGCAGGTCAGACCGGTAATCCTCGCGTCCGATGTAATTGCGGGGAAAATCCTCGCGCATCTTGGCAAGGTCAGCCTTGAGCTCCTTCACCGCCGCCCACAGCTCGCGGGCAAGCCACCCGATGACCAGAGACGATAGGCCAAGGGCGGCGTCGATCAGTTGCTGTGGTTCCATGCGTTATTTTTCCGTCTGGCGCTTGAGCGCCAAGTTCTTCAGCAATTCGCCGAATATGTCAAAGTTCACCTCGACACCGATCTTGCTGTCGGGCTCGATGGCGTGGTTTTGGCGGGCGCCATATTTCTTTGGATCCCAGCAAGCCAGCAGGCGAAGGCGGACATCCGTCTGGTTTTTGCGCCAGGAAATACTGCCCGGGTCGTAGCGCTTGTTGCCCAGGTCGTCGTGAACGGCCAGCGGCTCAGTATCAATAAGCCGCATGCAATCTTGCGCAATGATCTCGTACCCGGCATCCCGGGCGCGCGTGTACGC